TGGGCATCGAAAGGCTCGGAATTTCGCTAGCGTGGCCTTATTGAGAATGGTTAAATAGTTAATACCATATATAGTGTTAGTGGTTAATCGAAGTTAATGCTAATTACCTACAAAGATTTGGCAAAGATAAAAGGCGTGTCACCGCCGGCGGTTACAAAGAAAATGAAGAAAGAACATATGCAAGTTTGCAAGGTAACTCACAACGGCCAAACGCTAGTTAATTCAGAAATGGCTTTAGCTTTATGGGATAAAACTACCTCTATTGCGAGAAAGCCAACGGTTAGTAGTCATATAAAAGAAAACGTCAAAAGCGAATTAAAGAAAGAAGTAAATAAAATGGAAGCTGACCAAATCCCAGATTTTAACGTAAGTAGAAGTAAGAAAGAATATTTTCATGCAAAGCTGGCAGAAATTGATGTAGGAGTAAAGAAGAAGGAGCTGATAGATGCAAAATTAGTAGAAAAGAAAAGTTTTGAAATTGCTGTAAGTATTAGAGAAGCTTTGTTAACTTTGCCGGATAGAGTATCTAGTTTATTTGCTTCTGAAACTGATTCAACGGTAATAGATAAGACTTTAAGAGAAGAAATCCAATTCATTTTGGAAAAATTAGGTAAATAAAATGAATCCATATGAAAAGGGATTTAAAGCGGGAATATTACCGCCAAGGTCTTTAACTGTTAGCGAATGGTCATCTGCTAATAGGGTATTAAATAGCAAGTCTTCTAGTGAGCCTGGGAGATATAAGGTTTCTAGAACTCCTTACTTACAGGAGCCAATGGATTTACTAAGCGTAACTAATACTGAAATACAAAAAGTTGTTTTAATGTTTGGGGCGCAATTAGGCAAAAGTGAATTAGGTTTATCATTTTTACTTTATACAATTGATGTAGCACCTAGTTCTGTAATGTGTGTTATGCCAACTATAGATATGGCGCGTAAATTTAGCAGGCAAAGACTAGAGCCAGCATTTCAAGAAACGCCTTGTATTAATAATAAAATAGCCCCTCAAAGGTCTAGAGATGCTAGTAATTCAATGTTTATTAAAGAATTTCCAAATGGGATATTTATTTTAACAGGAAGTAATTCTCCTACAGGATTAAGAAGCTCACCAATTCGCTACTTATTCATGGATGAAACTGATTCATACCCATATGACAGCAGTACTTCATCTGGAGTTTCAGAAGGTGATCCATGTGTTTTAGCTGAAAAAAGAACTTCTAACTATGCAAGGAAAAAAATATTAATGACAAGTACTCCAACTTTAGAGAATTGGTCAAGAATTGAGCAAGAATATAATCATTCTGACAAGAGAAAGTACTTTGTAAAATGTCCAGCTTGTTCTGGATATATAACCTTAGATTGGAAACAAATTAAATGGGAAAATAGAGACCCAGAAACTACACAATATGAGTGTCAATTATGCAATGAAAGATTTAACGAAACACATAAAACATCAATGTTAAGACAAGGGGAATGGAGAGCTGGGGCAGAGTTAAAAAATAAAACAGCAGGGTTTCAATTAAGTTCTTTATATAGCCCCGCTGGTTGGATTGGGTGGCCTTCGCTTGTAGAGGAATTTCTAAGGGCTAGGAATGACGCGCCGCTGTTAAAAACATTTGTAAATACAAGGCTTGGAGAGGTTTGGAGTGAAAGTTATCAGGGGGGAGTAAATGCAGAAAAGCTATTAGCTAGATGTGAAAGCTATTTATCAGGGGAGCTACCAGAAGAGGTAGTAGCTCTGGTTATGGGTTGCGATGTCCAAGGTGGGGCAGGGTCAGCCAATGAAAGAATTGAGATCAGTACTTGGGGTTTTGGCAGGGTAAGAGATCCAGAAGATCCAAACAAATGGGAAAACGAGCATATGTATTTAATACAGCATGACGTCATTTTTGGTTCTCCTAATCAGGCGACTGTTTGGAAGGGTTTAGATATTTTATTAAGTCAAGAATGGGACCATCCAAGCGGTAAAAAATTAAAAGTTAGCTGTTGTGCCATAGATACTGGTGGACTCGCAACACAGACTGTTTACCAGTATTGCAGGGAAAGACAAGCCAATGGGGTGATAGCTATAAAAGGAAGCTCACAAGCTGGAAAACCTGCCATTGGTAAGCCTTCTAAGGTGGATATAAATAGCAGGGGAAGAGTAGTTAAAAAAGGGCTTAATTTATATTCAATAGGAACAGATACTATTAAAGATGTTATTTATAGCCGTTTAAGGTTTAATTCTAAGATCCATTTTCACAGTCAAACAGGGGAAGACTATTTTAAACAGCTAACAGGGGAGCAAAGAGTTTTAAAAACCAATAAAAGAGGTTTTAAAAGTCCTGTATATATGAAAAAACCTAATCAAGATGTTGAAGCTTTAGATTGTGCCGTCTATGCCTTTGCTGCGTTCCAATGGCTCCTAAAACGCTATCCCAAGGGTAAATTCTTTGATATTTTCGCTAAAAACCTGTTAAAAGAAGTTATTGTTACGCAACAAAAACGAGTATCATCTAATAGAACACGACAAAGAGGAAGTTATGTCAACGAATGGTAGAGGTTTAAATGTGGTCGTCTGATTTCCCCAGTGTTATTACTGCTGGGACCACAATTAAGTGGCGTGATGTTTCGGCAACAGTACCTTTTGACACGACCGCCACTAGTGGTGATGGTTGGAGTTTAATTTATTCTTTGAGAACTAATACAGCTTCTGAAGGTGCAACTGTTACGGGTTCAGCCTATGCGGGGAGTGGTTGGGAATTTACAATAGCTTCTAGTGTTACAACGAATTTCGACAAAGGAGATTGGTTTTTTACTGCGATAGTTAGCAAAGGAAGTGAAAGCTTTGAATTAGCTAGAGGTGAATTTACTGTCAAACAGGCGCTCAATTATTCCGGCGATCCAGGCGCAGTTGACGACAGGTCACAAAATGAAATTGATCTAGATAATGTTTCGGCGGCTATAAGGTCAATGATTTTGGACAAAGGAAAATCATATCAAATTGGTTCAAGGACATTTACGCGGCTTGATTTACCAGAATTAAGGGCAAGAGAAAGCCAACTAAAAGGAATTGTATTTAATGAAAAGCGACGGGCAAGAATAGCCCAAGGTTTAGGTGATCCAAAAAAACTTTATGTATCTTTCTCTCGTTAAGTCATGGCATTCTTAAATCTTCCTTTATCCGACGTTTTAAATTCAAAAAAACCTGAACAAAAGGAGCCAGCAGTTAAACAGCGGCGAAATTATACAGGAGCCATTAGGGACCGTTTAACTAGTTCCTGGGTTGCTCCTAATTCTTCCGCTGATTCTTTAATTAATGGAAGTAATAAAATTTTAAGACAACGAGCCAGGGAAGTTATCAGGAATAACCCTTGGGGAAGAAATGCAGCTAGACAAATAGTTTCTAATGTTGTTGGTCCTAATGGTTTTAAATTACAATCATCTGTTAAAAAATTAAGGGGTCAAACTTTAGATAACAAAATAAATAACGCAATAGAAAGCAAATTTAAAAAGTGGAGTAACCATAAATCTTGTGATGTAGCAGGGCGTTCTTCTTTTGTTGATATTTGCCGCCTTGTAATGATGGCAATGATCACTGATGGTGAATGTCTTATAAGAATAATTAAACAACCATTCGGAAAAAGTTCTATTCCTTTTGCCTTGCAAATTTTGGAAGGAGATATGTTAGATGATGACTATTCAGGCCGAGATTCAAAAGGGTCTAACTGGAAAATGGGAATACGTCAGGACAAATGGGGTAGAGCTTTAGAATATTGCTTTTTTTCTAAGCATCCAGGGGAAACAGCCTTTCCTTCTGTAACAGGACAACAAAGACATGTTTTAGTTCCTGCTGATGAGGTGATACATCTTTTTGTCCCTGATCGCAGCAGCCAATCAAGGGGCGTAACTCAATTTGCAAGTAGTTTGCAATCTCTACACCATATAGACGGTTATGCAAATGCAGCTTTAACTTCTGCCAGAGCTAATGCCTGTTTACAGGGATTTATTGAAAATAAAGACCCAGAATTAGACAACGGTGGAGAAGTATTAGAAGAAGAAAGAATTACAGACTTTCAGCCTGGGACGTTTCATTATTTAAATCCAAATGAATCTATAAATATTCCAGATATGGATTCACCAAATAAAGAATTTCCTGAATTTATGCGGGCAATGCTTAGAAGTGTTGCAGCTTCTGTTGGTATCGGTTTTGAATCTGTTTCTAAAGACTTTTCACAATCTAATTACTCTTCTAGCCGTTTATCCCTGTTAGAAGATCGCGCACAATATAGAGCCATTCAAAACTATTTAATTGAGCATTTCCTAGAGCCTGTATATGAAAACTTCATAGAAATGAGTGTACTTTCAGGCAATTTAAATTTGCCAAATTATGAAACAGATAGTGAAAGATACAAACAAGTAAGATTTGTTCCTAGGGGCTTTAGCTTTATTGATCCTCAACGTGAAGTTGCAGCGGCTAAAGAGTCAATTAAGGCAGGTTTTAAAACTGTTACAGATATTGTTAGTGAACAGGGAGGAGATATTAACGAGGTAATAGCTACTAGAGCCGATGAATTAGATAAGATGAATCAGCTTAATCTTGTCTTTGATACTGATATAGCAGCAACATCTACTATAAATGAGAGTAATATAAATACTAATGACAACCAAGACTCGACAAATGGAGAACAAACGTGATTTTGAAGGCCAAACATTAACGCGTGAATATTCGGGGTCGTTAGTAGATAGAAAGTTAAATGAAGAGGATAGAACAATTACTTTCCCCTTCTCATCAGAAGCCCCAGTAAACAGGGGTTATCTAGGGTTTGAAACCTTGGATCATTCAGAAGGAGCTATTAATTTTGAACGACTCAATAGAAAAGCGCCGTTACTTTTCAATCACAATCCAGATACAGTTATTGGGGTAGTAGAAAAATCTTGGCTTGATTCAGGTAAGCGCCGAGGGATGGCAACAGTAAGATTTGCCACTAATGCGGCTGGTAATGAAGCTTATGAAATGGTGAGAACTGGGATATATGCGAATGTTTCTTTTGGTTATAGCGTGGATTCTACAGAAGAAATTGATGATAAAAACTATAGAGTGCTTGCCTTTACACCAGCGGAATTATCACTGGTTTCAATTCCTGCAGATACGACTGTAGGCGTGTCAAGGTCAAAAGGCTCAAAAGAAGTAGACAAAAAAGAAGATATGACGCAAGAAGCACCTATTATAGAAACTAATGCTAGGGATTCTATCCCTGACAAAGCGGCTACCGTCGCATCACAAACACAACAACCTCTAATAAAAGAGAAAATGACAGACACCCCTGACTTATCCGTGGTGCGTTCGGAAGAGCGCAAAAAAGCGCAACAAGAAGAGCGCTCAAGAATTGCAAACATTACAGCTCTTGGCTCTCAACATGGTTGCAATGAGCTTGCAACAACATTAGTAGAAAGCGGTGCTTCCATTGATGAAGCTAGAGCTGCTGTATTAGAGCGCATCGGTGCCAAGCCCGTTGAAACTGTTTCACCAATTGATATTCAACAAGAAAGAAATGTTGATTATTCAATAGCTGCTGGTATTCGTGGCGCTTTAACTGGTGATTGGTCTTCTAAAGAGGCTGGTTTTGTAAGAGAATTATCTCAAGAGGTAGAGAGGTCTGGAGTAAAAAGATCTTCAGAGAAAAGCTTCCTCGTTCCTTACTCAGTCTTCAATAGAGCCACCTACCAAACGAGTGGGGCAACCACTGGAGGTAATCTTGTAGAAGCGTCTCTTGACTCAAACTCATTTATAGAAAGTTTGAGAAATTCCACGCTAATGGTTGGAATGGGCGTGACCACCTTGCCTGGCCTAGTCGGTGACGTAAATATTCCCAGAAGGTCAGCAAATAGCAGTGCTTATTGGCTTAGCTCACAAACTACGGCAATAACACAGTCAGAAAGTACTTTTGATCAAATTTCATTGAGTCCAAGTACTGTTGGCGCATTGTCTAAGTTTTCTAGACAAACACTTCTTCAAGCCACTCCTGGTATTGAAGAATTGGTTAGAACTGATCTTTTAAATACGATCAATGAAGCAATTGATTTAGCAATCCTTAACGGTTCAGGTTCTTCTGGACAGCCTACCGGCCTACTTCAAGCCAGTATTGGTTCAGTGGCTGGTGGTACTAATGGCGCTGCTATTACTCTTGAGAATATGATCAAGTTAGAAGAGGAAGTGTTGATAGACAATGCTGGTTCTAACGGCTCAACTATGGGCTATGTAACCAATGCAAAAGTACTTTCAGCACTCAAACAGCTTCGCTCTTCTTCAGGTGCTGGTGACTTCCTTTGGAACAGTGACTTAGCAGCTCGTGGACGTGGTGCAACACCTGGAACTGTTAACGGCTACCAAATCGGTGTAACTAATCAGGTTCCATCTAATCTCACTAAGGGGTCCACTTCGGGGTCATGTAGTGCAGTTCTTTTCGGAGATTTCTCCCAGGCAATTCTTGCTACATGGGGTAACGGTGTAGAAATAGCTGTATCTGATTCAGACGGTACAGACTTCACCAATGGTTTAGTTTCTACAAGGGCTATGGCATCCATAGATGTCGGAATTCGTCAGGCTTCAGCCTTCTCTGCAATTCTTGATGTCACTACTTAGTAGTTATTAGGGGGCAATTTAGCCCCCTTCTTTTTTTATATTATGAAAGTTCTTATTATTCGTCCTACTGCTGTAAAAGGCGTTCACCTTGAAGAAGGTGAAATACATGATTTGTCAGAAGGTGATGCAACTTCTTTAATTTCAAGAAATAGAGCAAAAGAAGCAACCATAGAAGATGAGGCTGCAAGTTGTCCTCCAAAACCTCCAGTAATAGAAGAGCCAGTAAAACCAAAGGCTAAAAAAGTAAAATCAATTTTAGAAGAAGTAAAAGATGGCGCTGAGTGATGATCTAACCGCTTCATTTGCTGACTTTGGAGTTACTGCAACAAGTGGAGGAGTTACAGGCGTTGTTATCCTTGATCAACCAGATGAGATGGTTCTAGATGGTCAAGTCATATTCCGCGATTACAATGCCCACGCCAAAACTTCAGAGTTTGGAACTTTGACTATTGGCAGCACTATCACAATTAGTTCTGTTGATTATGAAGTTAGAAGTGTTGACCAAGATTTAGATGGCCTTACTTGTCAAATTGCACTTTCTAAAGCCTAATGACTAGTAAAAGGGAAAACATACTAGACCAACTAAAAACAACGCTTGCAGGGACAGCAGGGGGCGTTGGTTCAAGAATCTACAGAGAAAGATTGACACCTATTACACGTGCAGAAAGTCCAGCAATTGTTCTAGAGCCTGTTAGTGATGATCCTTCTATAAATGTTTCACATCCAAAATGTGATTGGAATTTTAGAATAAATATTGCCGTTATTGTTAGAGGTTCTTCTACTACTACACCTTATGAGGTAGCAGATCCAATTTGTGAAAGCCTACATGCAAAAGTATTAGCTGATTTGACAGTTGGAGGTTATGCAATAGACATACAACCTTCTGGGGTTACTTTTGAAATGATTGATTCAGACCAACCAGCGGCAGTTATAAATAACAGTTTTATTATTCAATATCGTACAAATATTGGGTCATTGACTACTTAATTATTATTACGCTCTGAATACCTACTATATTGGTAGATATATCTCCGAAAAGTAGAGGTTTTTTAAAAGATGGCTAAACTCGCTAGGGCTGCTTTATGCCAAGTAAAAGCAGAAGCCAGTTATGGAACACAGCCAACCATGGCAGGTTCAGACGCTATTTTGGCTAGATCGTTAAGTGTAACGCCCCTAGAAAGTGATGCTGTATCAAGGGATCTGATCAGAAGTTACCTAGGAAATAGTGAATCACTTTTAGCTAATAGTCGTGTCTCCATAGAGATGGAAATAGAGTTGGCATCTAGTGGGACGGGTGGAACTGCTTCTAGAATAGATTCTCTTTTACTTGCCTGCGGCATGACTTCCGAAACTGTTGGAAGTGCTGTTACAGGTTCAAGTCAAGCTGGGGGAAGCAACACTATTACTCTTGCTTCTGGGGCTTCTGCTGTTGATGACTACTACAATGGTATGCAAGTGACCATAAGTAGTGGTACAGGTTCAGGCCATAAGGCGCTTATAACTGATTACGTTGGTAGCTCAAAAGTATGCACCTGCCAGCCAATAACGGCTACCTTTGTGCCTGGTGCATCTAGTTCATATAGCATTGCTGCAAATGTTAATTATTCGCCTGTAAGTGGTTCCTTTGGTTCAGTAGCAATTTTATATAACAACGATGGAATCCAGCACAAGATTCTTGGTGCAAGAGGGAGTTATCAACTTTCACTAGAGGTTGGGTCAATTCCTACGATTACATTTTCCATGATTGGCTTGTATTCGTCTCCAACAGACACCTCGCCTGCGACAGCGACGTACAGCAACCAGACAACACCCGTACTTTTTAAAGAAGGAAATACTGTAGCTTCTAACTTTGCTGGTTATTCATCAGCGGCTATTCAATCATTCCAGTTTGATCTTGCTTGTGAAACAGTGCCAAGAGAATTAGTGGGTACTGATAAATCAATTTTATTAACGAATAGACAGCCAACAGGTTCTGCCACAATTGAAACTCCAACTATTGCAGCTAAAGACTTTTTCACAGAAGCCGAAAGTGGATCGACTAATTTGGTATGTCTACAACATGGAACAACAGCAGGAAATATTGTTTCTATTGTCTTACCTACCGTAGATATAACACAGCCTACTTACTCCGAATCTGACGGAATATCCATGCTTGAAATTTCTTTTACGCCGGTTCCCAACACAGGTAATGATGAAATACGTCTTACTTTTAGTTGATATTACGGTTGCTTAATAGTAATTAATTACTTACTGTTGAAGAAAATTAATCTTCAATGGCTCTAACACTTAAAAAACGCAATTCCTATACTTGGCCCGTAACTATAATTATCCCTGTTGATGGTGGGCATAAAGAGAAGTCTACTTTTGATGTTGAATTTAAAAGGTTAACTCAAACCCGTATTAGTGAGATTAGAAAGCTTGCTAGGAAAATGGAAATAGGCGCAATTGATGATGATGAAATGTTAGAGGACCAAGAGGCCGCCAAGGAAATAATTTTAGGTTGGGATGGCGTTGTAGATGAAGAAAACAAAGAGATTAAATTTAGTGAAAAAAGATTAAATGAATTATTAGATATTCCAACTGTTGCAGGTCAAATTGTAAAAGCTTGGTTTGATAGCTTAGAGACTGCAAAAAGAAAAAACTAACCGAGGCTGTTGATTATCTCTTTGATGGTAACAACGGCCAGGAAGATCAAATAGCTAAAGATGCAGCAGTATTAGGAATAGAACTTCCAGAAAATGTAGCAAGAGGAAGAGAATTTGAATTATGGCCCGACCATCAAGAAGTCTTTTTAATGTTTCTTAGGGTTCAGACTCAATGGCGAACAGGCCCAAACGGCTATATTGGTTTAGACTATGGGGTAGTTATGCAATTTTGTAACCTCTACAAAGTGTCAGACATGAAATCATTAATAGAGGATTTACAAGTAATGGAAATGTACGCACTAGAGCGAATTGCAAAGAGCCAAAAAGAAGAGCAAAGAAGGGCAGAAGCTAAAAGCAAGAGGCTCAAATAATGGCTTTAAATTTAGATAGTATTTTAAAATTAACGGTTAAAGTCCGTAATGCTGCCGATATTGGCAAGATAGAAAAGGCGTTTAAAGGAACAGAGAAAGCAGCTAATCAGGCTTCTAGAAGTATCAAAAAAGTTTTAAGTTCTAAATTATTTCAAGCGGCGGCTGTTAGTGCGGCTTCAATTGGAACTGCTTTACTTGGTTCGATTAAATCGGCTATAACTTTTGAAGCCAAAATGGCTGAAGTAACAAAAGTTTTAGATAATATTGACGCTAAAGGAGTTGAAAAAATAAAAGATGAAATATTTGAATTAAGCAAAGTCTTACCCATTACTGTTAATCAAGTAGCTGATTTATTCACGGCGGCAGGACAAGCTGGTTTTGCTCAGAAAGATTTTGCTAAATTTGCAGAAGCAGCAGGAAAAGTTGGAGTTGCATTTGATTTAACTTCAGAAGCGGCTGGCTCTTTTATGGCATCTATGCAGGTTGTGTTTGGCGCAACTATGGATGAAACCATGTTATTGGCTGACCATATGAATACTCTGGCAGAATCAGCAAGTTTGAGCGCAAAAGATATAACTGAATTTATGACTAGGGCGGCGAGTTCAGGACGTGCGGCGGGTCTTGCAGGAAAAGACATTGCAGCACTTGGAACAGCAATGATTGAACAAGGAATAGAATCTAGAGTAGCTGCTACAGCGGTTAGGTCTTTATTTGGTGCTATGACGGCTGGGGCTAGTGCTACCCAGGGTCAGATTGATCTAATGAGAAAGCTTGGTTATGTGACTGTAGACGCAGCAGCAGAAGAAAAAAGAATGACAACAGTGGTAGAAGAAGAAAGCAGAAAGCGGATTGAATCAGCAAGGAATGAAACTGATCAGGTATTAAAAGAAGTTAGAAGACGTTATGAAGATTTGGAGACTATTGCACAAAGAGCATTAGAAGATGAGAGCGATCAGGTAACAAAGAATTTAAGGAGAAATGCTAGAGCAAGAACCGACGCAATCAGAGAACAGGCAAGAGAGCAAAAACAAGGAATGACAGAAATACAAAAAGAAAGAATAAGAATAATTGAAGACAATTTAGATTTAGAACTTAAAAAACATCGTAGAAGTATGGAAGATAGGAGAAGACAATTAGGAAGAGATTTAGATGATCAACAAGAGTTAGAGGTCAGAGCAAATGAAAAGAAATTAAAAGTATTAGAAACACAAGAATTATCTGCTTTAGAAACGTTAAAAAATGGGATTGAAGAGAAAGTTAAGCAGATGGAGCTGGAGCCAATGATTCAGCTAGCGTCTAATATGTTCAAGGATGGAATGGGTACTGTTCTAGATGTATTTACAAGAATTTCAGAACTACCAGAAAGTGAGATGTTATCAGCGGTTAAAGAATTTGCAGGAGAACAAGGAGCCAAGGGGATTATTGGACTAGTAAATAATATGACTAGATTTAAAGAAGTTTTAGCGGTCGTAAGTGATGATTCTAAAAATTTTGGTTCTGTTTTAAGGGAATTTGCAGGAATAAGTAAAACTACATCCGCACAACTCCAAAAATTATGGAACAATTTTATAGTTTTAGCTAACAAAATTGGAGAAGAATTTCTGCCACAAGTAAATAAAGGAATACAGGCTTTAAATGGTTTTTTAGATTGGGCTATAGCAGCAAATGAAAAAATTCCATCAAGTGTCAAAGTTATTCTTGGTATAGGTTTTGCTCTTGCTTCTCTTCTTATTCCTGTAGGTATTATTATTAGTGGTTTAGCTATCTTTGCAAAAGGATTAGGAATTACTGCAATTGGGATGAAAGGCTTAGCTATGGGTGGCGTTTTGCTTATTGGGAAATTATGGTTGCTTATTGGGGCGTTTTATTTAATGGGTAAAGCTGCTGATGCAGTTATAAATTTTGTAAAACATGGTTTTGAGAAAGTAGGAGATTTTATAAAAGAATTTTTACCATCAGCGTTTAATGATGCTTGGGAGCTTATTGGTGGAGGTGTTGAGTACTTTTTAAATGAAATTTTATTTGCTAAATTTAAAAATTTTTATAAAAGGATAGTCAAGTTATTTACAGACCTTTTTAAAAATCTTGGTAAATCTACTAGTGGTGAACTTTCAGCACCATCTACGGGTGGAAGTCAAAAAGTAAACGCATACAATGAAGGCGGTTATGTCTCAGGTTCTAATAGTGGACAGCTAGCAGTTGTAGGAGATGGAGGCGGTGAATATATAGTTCCAGCTAATAAAGTTTCTGGCTTCATGCGTAACTATTCACAAGGTTTAAGAAATCAGGCGGCTATGCCTTCTTCTAGAGATAGTGGCCTTTCTGTTAATCCTTCTGTGAATGTTCAAACTGGACCTGTGATGTCAATACAAGGAGAGAACTATGTGACTGTAGTTGATTTAGAAAACGCTCTTAATAGCTTTGCAGGGTCTTTATATAAAAATTCTAGATCTTATGGCGGTAGGAAATACCAGGGGGTTATTTAATGTCTAATAGATCTCAAGCTCAATATTTGAGAATTTACTCAGGCAATACTAATTATCAATTGCTTCAGTCCTATTATTCAAATTCAAGTATTAGCCTGGGAGGGTTGACATATGAATATTGTCCATTTAATTGTGATGGATTAATTCAAAGTACGGCTAGCGGGGGTAATGCAATAAGCCTAACTCTCCCAGCAACAGAGAAAAACATAGATGTGTTTACTTTATGTATTAGTAGAGAAAGACTAATAGAATTAAAAGTTTATGAATTTGACAGCCGATTGTCACAAGTCACACCAGAAAGTAGCCAAACATTAATTGTAAGTTTTTTGGGCTTGGCTACTAATATTTCAGGTGATTTTAATACATTGTCTATAGATATTGATTCAAGTCTTAGCGCTGTTGGTGTTTTTGCACCACCTCGCAAATTCACTAATTTCTTAATTGGCAATCCAATAAAGATATGACCAAATACAGAGTACCAGACCCACTTGAATTATTGCCTCACCAGTCGGGGTTGATAGACAATCCTGAACCATCAGCAGGGGCATCTAATAACACGTCAACCAGCTTAGATGTCAGGCAACGGGCAGCGAAAATTGGAGCGCCAATTCCAATAGTCTTTTGCCGTCGGGTAACAGTAGGAAGTTTAGACATTGGTGGTTGTTTAATTGCTCCACCAGCTACAGAAGGAAGATTTACAAATAACGCAACAACTAACGAATTATCAGTGAATTTAATGCTGGTATTGTCGGAAGGTGATATGAACCAATTACAACTTAGAGATGTATTCCAAAGGGCTTGCCGCGTTGGTAGCTCACAGCAAACCTATAACAAAAGAGCAGGAACTTTTGTCCCTGCCTATTCCATAACTACTGGTATCTCAGGAAAGACTGATTGGACTAATTTACCAACTTATACAGGCAGTAGCGGCGGATATGAAGGCATGTCTACGCTGGCATATAGCAACACGTTCCCAGATGGGTCTTCAAATCATTTAAAGCAAATTTTCGTATTTGTAAGGGATGGTATGAACGTCACTAGAATATTAGATTCAACACTAGGGCCATCAAATAATTTTATTGATTTAGCTATTTATTTATTAAAGCAATCAAAAAGAATTCCTGATGATTTATTAGATACAACATCATTAACAGCGGCGGCAAATTTTACAAATACAAACGGTTTATTTTTTAATGGTGTATTAGAAAAAAGTGTAAATTTAGAAGATTATTTAACTAAAACAGCTAATAATTTTTTATTACGACTAACCAAGGTAAATGGAAAATATACATTCAAACCGCGCCTAGTTACAAATGCTGATCATACGATTTGTACAACAGCTATAACCCCTAGTTTTAATTTTACCGAGGAACATATCTTAGGGCGCAGTTTTCAGATTCAATATATTCCTATCACTGAGAGAAAGAGCTGTAATATAACTGTTCTTTGGCGGCAGCAAAGTGATAATGATATAGGTCTAATTAGAAGCCATGAAGTAAAAATGGATGGTGAGGCGGCAGATGGTCCTTTTGATGTTTACGACCTGTCAGATTATGTATCTAGTGAATCTCATGCAGTCAAGGTTGCGGCCTTCATTGCTGCGAAAAAGAAATTAATAACGCATACTTTGAGAATACAAGTTAGGCCCAGTACCTTTAATGGCACAATTTCAGTTGGCGATATTGTAAGAGTTAAATTAAGGAGAGAAACAGGAAGTAATGTTTTATCTTCCCATGATTATTTATATGAGGTTGAACGTCTAGAAAAATCTAGTAGCGGCTTAATTAAATTGGATTTATTACATTTTCCAATTGACAATGCCAGGCGCTCGTTGGTGGGGCTATTCGTAGCAAATGCCACAGGAGCTGGAACGGTCTTAGCTACCACTAGAACAGATTTTACTTGTGATGTTAATTCTAGAACTGACAGTTCTACCACTCTTTCAGATGTTGGGATTACTCGCGGAAATTTAGCAGGTGCTGGCTTTACTGTTCCCAGTTCCAGTGATGTAACTACAACATTAAACAAAACAACATTAGCCACCCCTGGTGGATTATCTACTATTAATGGTGCTGGTTTTGATACATCTACTTTTGATATTGGAGGTTATGGAAGTTCGTACAATTTGGGGAGTTTAGGTTCTGGAATTGTTGGGGATTCAGGCGGTGATTTAGGTGATGAGTCTAATGCTGACGATCCATTGGATAACCCTATTTCAACATCATTAACTGATAATAGAACTACTGATAGACCATTAAGAGTAGGAGATGAAATAACAGCGGCTGTTCCTACACCTTTTTGTGCTGGCGGTCAATTGATCACATATAGAGGGACAATTCCTAAAAATGATGACGGAACATTGAACACAGACCCTAACGCTATTGTATGGGAAAATTCAGCATCTAATACAATTAACGCGGCTGATTTAACTACCGTTGGCGGTTCAACTGTTGGTGTAATTACTGCACATCACAATGATATTGATAAGGTTATTGTTTTTAAATGGAGGTGTCCAGATTCTTCTACTGATTCGGGTTTTGGTACACCTACAGAGATTGGCAGAACAGACAAAGCTATAGAAATTAATGTAAATGATTACCGATATGCAAGATTTATAGGAACGGCAACTAGGGCAATCGCGGCTAGAGATTTAATTGATTTAGGCGGTGGCTCTTCTTATCCAGCTATGACTGGTAGCATTACAACAACTGGGTTAGGTTCTTCTTTTACTCAATTTAATACTTATGATGGCTCAGGTAATAGAACTAGTTCAGACGGGTATTTGACAATCGCCGGTTTAAATTCTTGTAGTTTATTAGCGACTTTCTTAGGTAATACAACAGATACAGGAGCAATCAAAGGGTCAGGCAGTGGGACGGCTTGGCAGGCAAGCGTTAACGCGGTCCAGTATGTACAAGTTGCAAATGTTCATGGAAGTCTTGGTGGACTAGGTACCAACGCAGCAGGGGGCGGGTGCGGTGGCTTTGGTTTCTTAGGTTTATACAATTACATGGGATCGAAGGGTAGCTATTTTAAAATTAGTGGAAAATGGGAATTTACGAACGACCAAACCGCAGGGGTTCAGGCGACATGGGAAGGGATTAACAGCATCATAAAAAACCCTACAGACACAGTTTATAGTGATTATTCTTATGGCTAATTTCCCTTCTGGTATTATTCCTAGTTCTAGAGTTTATACCCCTGGAACTTTCCCTAGTAGTAGTTTACCAACTATGAAAGGAGAGGAGACAAATATAAGGCATAGCTCGGCTAGTTATGGTCATTCTTTAACGCTTACTTTTAAAAGTATTCCTAGAACAGATTTTAATTCAATACTTAATCATTATGTGACACATGCAAACTATGAAACCTTTGATTTAAGTACTGATCTTTTAACGGCTACTAATTTAACCTTTCCCACTGGTTACAAATGGAGATATGCAACAAGTCCAGAAGTTAATGAAGGAATAGGACAAATTGATATTGCTATTAACCTTGAACTTTTACCGCCTTATAATATTTAATTATGGATGCTTTCCCTTATTTAAAACCGAATGAAATTAATTATGACTTAGGGCTTTTAAACGTCTCACAGTCTAATACTTTTTCTGGTGGTCCTGTTGTATTTAGACATTCATTAGCTCTAACAAACAATAAATTAGTTTTAACTTTTTTAGATCTTGTAGAGGATGATGTTGATTTAATTAGACAGCACTTTATAGATTCAGCGGGTGAGCATTTAACTTTTCAAGTACCATCTGTTACTTGGGGAAATTCTACTAATGTTGTTTCATCGGGTAGTTTATATAGATATGCAGCACGACCAAACGAGACACACAAAGGGGTTTATACAGATATACAGGTTAAATTAATAATTTTAACTGGAATAGAATTAACATTTAATTTGAATGGGGGAGGGGCGGCGTTGCCCAGTGAATCCGCATTTGGTAGCTATGCGTTTAATGGAACTGATCCTTTTATCCTTGACCTTGAAGGCTCAACCAATACATCTACTACAATGTTGTTAAAAGGTGGTGGTAGTCGATTATGAGCCAAACAACTGTAAAGGTACAACTGCAGCAGCGATATGACACCGCAGCAAATTTCACGTCTGCAAATCCAACACTGTTAAGCGGTGAAATTGGATGGGAAAGTGATACTAAAAAATACAAGATAGGTGATGGGTCGACAGCGTGGACTTCTTTGGCATATCCCGCTGGAGCTGGAGGATATACGGCAGGAAATGGAGTATCTATAAGCGCTTCTAATGTAATATCAGCTAGTGCAATTGCATTAAGCACAATCCAAACGGCTGCAAACGAAACGGCGATGCTTGCGTTAACAACGCAGGAAGGTGATGTAGTAGTCAGATCAGATCAGAGCAAGACATATATGAAAAATAATGGAACGGCTGGTTCAATGGCTGATTTCACTGAATTAGCAACCCCGACCGATGCAGTAACAAGCGTAAATGGAAATACTGGAGCTATAACGGCTGATCAATTGGCGGCTGCAATAGAAAGCGCGACAGATTCAAACACTTTCACGGATGCAGACCATACAAAATTAAATAGCCTTAGTACAACTACAGAAGGAACCGCGATCCTCTCAACTGGAGAGTCAGGCGGTACGAAGTTTCTACGCGAGGATGGCGACGGTTCTTGTTCTTGGCAAAGTGCAACAGTAGATATAAGCGGCAAAGCAGATCTCTCAGGTGCAACATTTACGGGGGATGTTGTATTTACTGGGGATGCTGCAAATGTTACATGGAATAAGTCAACAGATGATTTGATATTTAATGACAACGCAAAAGCAATATTTGGAACAAGTTCAGACGGGCTAAAACTCCATCATGACGGTTCGGATTCATATATAGATCAAACTGGTACCGGTAATTTGATGATCAGAGGGAATGGAACTAATAATATTCATATAAGGGCAAAAACAGGTGAAGCTTCAATTAGGTGTGTACCTGACGGGGCCGTAGAACTCTTTTTCGACGGCGGTGCAAATCCTAAGTTTGAGACTACGAGTGGTGGAGCAACAGTAACAGGGACTTTAACTACCACCTCTGGTATAAATGCTGGCAGTAATATCAGCATGAATGACGATGTAAAAGTAAAACTAGGAACTAGTGATGAACTAGAGATCTACCATGATTCAGGTGGAGATAGTTATATTCAAGAAAAAGGATCTGGTGTTTTATATATAACTGGTAATCATGTCACATTGCAAAAAAGTGATACTAGCGAAAATTTAGCTAAGTTTATTGAAGACGGAGCTTGTGAATTATTTTTCGACGGCACAAAGCGTGCAGAAACTACAAATACGGGATTTTCAATTTCGGGTGGTTTAACTACTACAGGACAAATTAACGCACCAAACGCAGTCTTTACTGATGACGGGGCAACTGGTGCTGTTGTCAGTATTCAAGGAGACGACGCGCAGCAATGGGGCTTCCATATTGGCAATAGCACTTATCACAATAGTCAAGCTTCAGGGCTTAAATCTTATATACAAGATGATGGTGATCTAGAACTGGCACATTACGCAAACGCTGAATATCGAAACTGGTGGATCTCTCAGCATGATGGAACAACTGGTAGATATAACATTTATTGCACGACGGCAGGGGATATTTATCTTTATAGCGCTGGCAACGTTCGGCTACAAACTACAACTGCGGGGGTTACGGTAACTGGAACGGTACAAGACACCAGAGGCAACCTACGTTCTATCCCTCAAAATGTTCAATCATCAACTTATACCCTAGTAGCAAGTGATGAAGGCGGTCATATAAGAAAAACTGGTGCAGGTGCTATAACAATTCCAGCAGGTGTTTTTCCTGCCTCTGCTGGTGCAGCGGTAACAATAATCAACGATCATAGCGCCGATATTCAATTAACTCAGGGAAGTGGTTGCACAATGAATCATGCGGTTAATGGAACTAGTGGAAACCGCACACTTGCAAGTAAGGGTATGGCTACTTTGTTATATATAAATGCCGATGAATGTTACATCTCAGGTGCGGGGTTAAGCTAATGCCTATTCAACAAATGCTATTGGGGTCTGGTGGCGGCGGCGGCCCTGAACCACCAGGACAAGTAGTCTTTGATACACCTGGGACAACTACATGGACAGTCCCAAATGGGGTAACTTCTGTTTCTGTTGTGTGTATTGGTGCCGGAAATAATGGTGGTGGGAGTGGCGGTTTACATCCTGGGGGCGGGGGGGCGCTTGCATATGGGAATAATATTCCAACAACTCCTGGTGCAACAATCAATCTACAGGTTGGCGAAATGGTACATTCGAATGAAGACACATGGTTCTCTGCCTCAAATGTCTTATTTGCAGGAGGAGGCAATAGTGATACTACCGCTGGTGCAGCTTCCGGCTCTTACCTAACTGGCGGTAATTCTGGCGGCATTAGGGGATCAGGCTACTCGTTTTGGGGTAACAAATATGGCGGCGGCGGTGGCGGTGCAGGAGGTTATACAGGGGCGGGTGGCACTGGAGGTGATGCAACATCTGGGGCTGGTAATGCTGGGGCTGGTGACGCAGCAGGCGGCGGTGGATCGTCAAATAATACAGGTGGTACAAACCAACATGGCGGTGGTGGTGGTGGCTCTGGTCTATTTGGTACTCAGGGTAACGCCTCGAATGGTAATGCTAGAACGACGGCAGGTGCTGGAGGTGCTAATAATGCCTCGGCTGGTCAAGGTGGAGATGGTCAAGGGAGTGTAGGCCATAATACAGTGTCAAGAAATCCTAGGGATTACGGTGGTGGAGCTGGCTCTGTATCTAGTGGGAGTGGTCATGCTACTTATGTCGCCTCCGGCGGTGCGATTAGAATTATTTGGCCTGGAGATACAAGAAGTTTCCCCAGTAATTGCGCTGATGTTTAAAATTAATTAACTACTAAAAAACAATGCCACAAGTTGAATACACCGCTGCAAACGGTGACAAACATACTCTTGATTTAACTAATCCTACAATGGATGAGATTAAAAAATTCTATGACGATCATATAAAACAACATGATCCGGCATCAGGAGAGTAAAAAACTAGCCGTTATTGGGGCTGGCAATGCTGGATGTGTAACGGCTCTTCATTGGAGGCTATATCAACCAGATTTAGAGATTGATTTATATCATGATTCAGTACACCACCCAATCGAGCGAGTCGGGCAAGGAACCACGATTCCTGTTACAGGGTTAATTTCTACTTGTTTAGATTTTGATTGGTTTAATAATCCTATTGCAGCAACATTAAAAACAGGGATCTTATATAAAAATTGGGGGACTAAGAAAGAAAAGTTTTTTCATTCATTTTATTCACTTGATCAAGTAAGTATCCATTACACACCTAAAAAATTGAGTGATTCTGTTTTATCTAGTGGCTTATTTAATGTAAAAGAACAAGAAATAACCGACCCAGAAAAAGAAATTGATGCTGATTTTATTATTGATTGTAGAGGACGTAAAAACATCGATAAAGATAATATAAATAAACTTGTTAACCCTCTTAATTCTGTTTTACTTGCAAGCCTACCAAAAAAAGAAATGATATGGACTGAAAGTATAGCCCACCCTAATGGTTGGTGTTTTATCGTCCCAACTGAAGATAAATTAAGCTTAGGTTATTTATATAATTGTGAGTTAACTTCTAAGGAAGAAGCAATAAAAGACTTCCAAGAACGCTTTGGTGTAGAAGAGATAGAACATCAAATGAAGTTTGATAACTACTGTTCCTTTAATCCATTTTCAGAATCTGGAAGACTATTAAAAAATGGTAATAGTGCGGCCTTTATTGAACCTCTTGAAGCAACAGCTACTGGACTATATCTATGGATTGCTAGAGTTGGCTATGATCGTTTTATTAATAAAGTAGATATTCCTCAATGCTTGCATTTGCTACATAAAGAAGTTAATTCAATCGCAAACTTTGTCTTATGGCATTACAAGACAGGCTCTAAATTTAATAGCCCGTTCTGGAATTATGTAAAGACACTTCCATTTACTCCAATTAAAAAACCTGTAGGTGATGAAACTTACGGACAATGGGGCAGACCTTCATTTGATGTTTGGGAAGATAACACCTAATTATTAACTAATCTTTCATAGCTTTTTTGTTGATGAATATTAATAGTTAACATTTCACCGAGAATATATAGAGGCGCGAGCGTAGCAAATGACATTACAAAAGCTAAGACAATTCCATTTATTAATGTTCTATTGATCGACTCCCACATATAGACAAGGGTTTTAATATGTCTCAACTATAGCTACTATTGAACAAAGCTTTTTAAAAATGTTTAGAAAAGTACTTGATACACTAATCATTACAACTTTTTTAGTGGTGTTTGGTGGTTCAACTTTTATCTATTTACAACGTGGAAAAATATCTAATTTAATAATGGATAAAATTACAGAGCAATTACCTGAACTTGTGAAGGGTTCAATGCCTTCTATTCCTAAAATGCCATCAACAACTGGCCCTGTTATGAAGTTCTAATGTTTAAATCTACATCACAATTAATTGCCATTATCCTTGGAGTGGGAATGGTTGGTCAAAACTTCTTTGTTTTAAATATGCTTAGCAAGCGTGAAATAGATATGCCAAACTTAGCGCAATTAAAAACAACAGATAACAGCTCTTCACAAATGAAATATTCACGGGATGGGGAGAAATTAGACGTTTTAGTAACTCATAATATGCACTCACCTAAGACTGTAATGTTTACTTCTGAAAAGTCTAAATGGAACGGGAAAACAGATTATAACCATAAAGAATATATTGCACATCATCCAGTAGACAATGCGAGATTAACAGCGGAATACTTGCAATGTATAAAAGAAAAAGGCAGCGCAGAAGGTCAAGGTGAAATTGTAGGGCAAAGTTTAATTACTTCTACACCTGCTTCTAGTTGGCTTTCAAGTGTTCCTATTGTTGGATGGGTGGCAAATTCCTTAGCTGTTAAAAAAGCTGGTCAGGCAGGGAAAAATATTGCTTCTAGTTTTGTTGATTGCTAAGTGGAAATAGATCCACCTTTAGCAAGAGAAGTAAGAGTTAATCCTCTTAATGATGTTGTCTTAATACCGCCTAGAGAAATAATTCCACCAACAACATTAGGAGATTTACCTTTTGGCTTTGTGCCGTTAATTGATATTCCTTGCGTGATGGCACGGGAAAAAGAGCTTGGAGCTGGAGATATGTTTACAACCGATCCCAAAGGATCAATGGTTTTGTGTGATTTTTCTCCTGTTACTATTCTTGCTCCTGATAGTGGTTCTATTCCTCAAGACATCAAAGAATTAGAGCCAAAAATAGAAACTCCTTATAAGCTTCTTAATTCAGTAGGGGAAGAAACTAAGGAAGTGAAAAAGGAGGATGGAAAAAGTGACCAAAAGAGCAATACCAATGTAAGTAATCAAATACCAAAAACCCCAAATATTGATAACCAGTTTATTGCGGAATTTTTACCCTGCCCACCTTTAGATACACTTGCAAAAACGCCAATAGGAAGCCTTGGGAAAGGAGGTTTAGCAAGAATAAAAGGATGGGAAAGAGATGTTATAACTGGTAAATGTGAGACGATTTGGCAAGGTTTAAATCCACTTGAAATAGCTGGTAATTATTCTCCCCCTGCTCCATTACTGGTTTCAACATCTGCAATAGCTGTTACCAGTATTCTTGCTGTTGGTACGCTTCAACCATACATAAAAATCGTTCAACGTCAGATCCAAAAGCAAATTAAAAAACGGTCTAAAGCCCTTGCTAAAAAGTTATTTAAGAAGAAGGAGGAGATTCTTTCTTTATCTCAAAGGAGAAAGGCACAGAGGGATCGGATGAAGTAATTTCAATACTATGAGAATGGTCTATGAGTGTTCCGGGCTTAGAAACCAATTCGATGTCTGAGCATAATATTTCGTATTTTGAACCCTTTTTAAATCTAGTTCCACTCCTAAATAATTCTGAGCAATGTTTTGCCCTCCCAAGCTCGAATGACATTCTGGCATCTTCATGCTTTGCTTGTAAAAGATTAACTAAATGAGTCTGGGCTTTCCTACAAGCACGTACAGATTTTCGATCTAGATTTATATTTAGACTTAAACTTACTCCCGGTGAGATTGCCCAATTCGTCTTCTCAAATCGGTTTACTGTTTTATATCCTCTAACCAAAGTAGGGTTATCAATTTCTCCATCACCTATTTCATTTCCTTCGTCATCGAAAGCCCCTTTTATATCTTTAGTTGAATAAACAGGATCAAGAAAACTTTCAACTTTTGGCATACCTCCTGAAATATTAGTACTAACAAAAGGTTGAACTACGAAAGTATCACCTTGGCATTGAGCTTGGTTTAATGATAAAGTATTCGTAAATTGTTTACTTGGCATATTTAACACACCCATATTAGTTACGGAACCACTGGAATTAGATATTGGATTATTGCTCATACTTACTTCTGCAAATACTGGGTTAGGGATAATAAGTAGTAAAGCAAATAAGCCCTTCTTCATTGTGTAAATGTACTCATAGTTTCAGTTATTGAGTCAGTTGTAATATCTCTAGAAATTCGAGTAAAACTTTTTAGTCCGGGTCCATGATATGAATTTAATAGGTTTGTACTTGCGCCCTGTACTTCAAGAGTCACATTGGGCAAAGTATTTAAATTAGCTCCGTAATGTGTTGTTGTAACTCCGTTAACTGAATGAGTTCCTACCGCCTCTACTGCTGGAGCTATATTCCCCTCTATGTGTAAATTTGTCCCTCCTAAACTATATTCAAAACCTGTCTGATAGTCCCAAGTTTCTATTAGTTCTACTGTTTTTTGGGTTGAAGTTGTGGTGCTGGTAGTTGATCCACTTTGAAAGTTAGGAACAACGGGAACAGCAAAAGCCTCAATAGTATCAATACTTGCAAAGGCAATTAACAATATAAAGGCCTTCATTAATCACCAATTTGCAAAGCACTTGTTATTGATCCAGTCACAGAAGTTCCAGCAGCACCCGGAGCCAGTGTAATTGTGCCACCGCCTACAGATGTGATTGCAATGCTCATTCCATTATTTGATCCACCAGCTACATAAACAGCATCTAAACCTGATGGAAGACTTGTTAATCCTGCATGAGTTAACGAAGCTGCTGAACTTACACTTGAGCCTTGAATATATGACTCAGAAAAACTTGTAGCGGCTCCTGCGGTGGTCTGACTATAACTACCTGTGCCGTGAGTAGCAGCGACTCCTGTCAGAGCATTGTTGGCTGATGCTGGTACGTCTAAATGCCCAAGAGTTGAAGCTGTAACTCCAGTACTAGACATTGTGTAAGTACTTGGAACGGCCTTGATATGAGAATAAGCACCGTCAACTATTCCTTGGGAAGTAGCGGTTATTTTGTGAATGATTGGGCCTGCGTTAGCAGAAGACGCAAGCAAGAAAGCAAAGGGGATTAAAAGTTTTTTCATGTGGTTTCTAAGCGCCCACTAATGGGGTCAATTGGTTTTTGGGTGATTGGATCAATTTTAACGGCTTGACCATTGCCAACTTCTACTGTCAATGGATACCTAACCTCAATTATGGAATGAGCCTGTTTACTGTTGTTGCTACTTCCATTACCATTTTGGCTTTCGCCGTTTTCCCTTTTCTTCTTTTTGCTCATACCTCCTATTGAAATGCCATAACTAGCTAATAAATTTCCTAATAATCCGGCGCTGTAGGTTGCATCAATTCTTTGCTCTGGAATATCCATTCCAAACATTCTTGGGGGCAATTTTATGTACGCTAATGAAATTATTATTAAGCACCAAAGGGTTAGACCAGCTCTAACAGTGTTTGATATATAGAACATAATCATCTCTTGATATTCAGGCGTATCTTCTTCAACGTCTACTGCTTTTGTACCTTCTGGTTTTGTAGAGCTTGCTGAATCAGTCATAAGCAGTGATACTTTTACTTAATCGTAATAAAATAACATTAAAAGTAAAGTACAAATGAGTTCAAAAATCACAGTTGCAGAGAACGCAAAAAGAATTCAGATTATAAATGAACTTTATGAAATGGATGAACGGGACAAAGTAGGCCATCCCCATAGACATTGTTTTACAGGTTTATGGCAAGAGCTAGAAACATATAAGAAATTTAAAAAAGATTATGCTATCTATGAAAAATGGAACAAGAGAAATTATCCATATTAAAAGTATGTAATTGTCCTCATTGTGTTGAACTAAGACGGCAACAAGAAAGAGCCGAACAATTACAAGCCAATAAAAAAGCCCTTAACGTCCTCTAAGAGTTAAGAGCTAGGAAAATCCCAATGCTTAATTTTTAATGCTTGATTTATGTATAGTACAAAATCATTCTAGATAGCTCTTAAAGCTAGTCAAGTTTCGTCTAATATCATATTCACCAAAATTGTTTTATTAAAATGGTTGGTAGTTCCTGCCATTTTCCTAAGTTCATAATTAGTCATTGACCTTAATTTTTTTCTATAGAAATTTCTAAAACCTTCATTAGGTTCAGGGCTTTGATAAATAAAAAGTGAACCGATAGCATCTAGTAATTTTTTCATAGTATCGAAAGCTCTTTAACTCGTTGTAGGGGGATAGCCGCGCATGGAGCAACAATTGAATTTCCTAACGCTTTTATTCTTTTATTTCGGTATATCCAAGAGGTAGTCCCATCATTTTTTCTAGGAATGAGGGGTTCAACATTCCAGCTTCTCCAGTTGGGGTTGAGCAGGATTCGTTCATTACCCCAGTTAGGTAGCCTTTCTTGGCAAGACTCAGGCTTGACTTGCTCCCCTTCTTTCCAACTCCTTTCCAATGGGAAGCCATTGGTGTTGGCAATGTCTCGTCTAATGCAGATACAAAACCATCTATCTCTGTGGTGACAGGCTTGGACAGTATCACTTGCTCGAAAAGTTGCCCATTCACACTCATATATCCCTGTCTTGGAAAGCTCCCTAAGTACAATGTCCAGCCCGTTATGAAGGATCGCTGCCACGTTCTCCAAGATGATGTATTTTGGTGAAACCAAGCGAATGACTCGCATAAGCTCGAAGAATAATCCCGATTGGGAGGTTTCTGTGATACCCTCGCCTCTTCCACAATTTGAGATTGACTGGCAGGGAAATCCCCCACAAACAACATCTGCTGAATATGGCTCTGGGTTGTAGGTTTTGATGTCTTCATAGATAGGCACACTAGGCCAATGCTTTTTTAATACCTTTTGACAAAATGGTTCGCACTCGACAAATGCCACCGTTTTAAATCCTCTTACTAATTTTTCTGCTGCATAACTGAAGACACCCAAACCAGAGAAACAATCAATTAATTTCAATTCTTTCATTTTTTTAATGCAGCCATTAGGAGCTTGGCAAATTGAGGAATAGTTAAAACCACCCTCCACTTATCAGGACCACGCACCCTGGGCCAGCGAATCAAAGAAGCAGCAAATTTAGCTTTAGCGTTCTTTCTCTGTAGCTCTACTTCTCTTGGTTTCTTTAAACAGGGAACATTAGGGTTTGAATAACTGGCAATCTGTATAACTGTTTTTGGTACTCCATCTAAATCACCAACATCATCTTGGCGGCCAGCTCCTAGCTTTCTTCTAACTGGTAATCCTGTAGCTTCTGCTAATAGCTTTGCTGCTTCTCTTTCAGCAGTATCACCTTTATTTTTTTGCTTATTCATAATTTACGGTTTTCCATTTCCATAAGATGATTTCTACGCCTAATTCTTAAAAACAACTCTCTTAAAAATTCATTCTCTACAGGCTCATTTGGTAATTGCTCTAAAACAGTCACCATTTTTTCAACCATTAAATTAAAAGTTTCATTGTTGAAAAGTTCACCTTCCATAACTTCTCTTATTTCTTTTTCAACTTTTTTTTCTAGTTGTTTTTTATTCATGGTGTTGTCCTTTTAGGTCCATCAGCAGATCTTCTCTGTTGTTTACATGGTTTCTTAATGTGTTTTTTACTCTTCTAATATTTGTTATTCCAGTCTTTAAATCTTCAATAACATTATCTAAAAAACTATCTGTATCATTTACTTTAGTCTCTGAAAGCATTAGATCTTTTAGTGTTAATAACTTTCCAATTGCGTCACTTGTAAACTCTCTAGTAGTAAATAAACATCCACAGTGGTTGCACTTCCTTCTTCTTCTTATAGTTTCACCTTTATTAGAAATAGTTGTATTTAAAATAATATGTTTTGTTTTCGTGGTATCAGTTCCACATTTAGGGCATTTCATTCTTCTACTTCCTCTTCTTTTATCTCTATAAAATCTTCTTCATAAACATTTTCACCAACTATTACTCCATCAGAATTTCTAATTAATTTATATGGGTTAGGGATAAGCATTTAAAAAAGAGGATTATCAAATTCTGGTTGTATCCAGTCGTTAAATTCTTTTTTTGCTGCTGGTTTGTTATAACAAATTTCATAAATTATTTTACAATTATTTAAAGCATATGGTTGCTTTATTGCTCTATCAAAAGCATCAATAGCTATATCTGATAATTCCTCATAATTATCAGGATCAACAAAAGTCATGTCTTCTTTGTCAGGGATAAAATCAGGACATTGAGGGAAAGTTTCTTTGTCCTTATTGCGTAAGAATAACGCTTTTATGCAATTTAGTAATTGTTGAATCATTAGATAGTCTCCATTTCTCTAAAGAAGTAATTCCTGCAACCCTCGTATGTATCAACACAATCTATGTAGTTATATTTATTTTCTCCCCATCTGTTTTTATGAATATGTGCTGTTAATTCATTTGCATAAATAACAAAGCAATCCTCTAATTTTAAAAGAGGCCAAGTCAAATTAAATAGATTTATATATCCACCTAATTGGGCTGAATAATTTTTCTGGCTTGGGATGATCGGGTTCCCGCTTTTTCCATAAGCATTATTTTTTGTTTTTATATCAGCTATTGCAAAACGGGTTTTATCTTTTTTATGTCTCAATATCATGTCACATGTTCCGGCAATGCTTCTTTTTACATCAACCATTGCATATTCAGAAGCAGCCACATCCCACTCATTCCATATATCAAGCTCTTTGATTTGATCACAAATTTTTTGGTATGGAGTCGCATTATATGAACGCCCCCTTACATGTGAGTTATGCCATTCGTGAACCTTTCCACCTCGTTCAATAGCTAATAAAAGTTCTATTTGTTTATCTTCTCCATATTCTCCATTTCTTGCTTTAGCAAACCATTCACGCTCTTTTTCTGTTGTTATGACTTCTGAAATTCTGTAGCTGATAGGTTTTTCGTGGAAGAAATAACCCGATTCAGGATAGAAATCTAAATAGGGAACATTTGGAATCCATTTTCCTGTAGCTGGTAATTCGGGCATTAATAATTTCATTATCTACTCCTCGTTTCATATTGTTTTTTGGCTTCTTTTAATTCGTGGTCTTGAATAACTCGCACATACTTACCAGGAACAACACCATCTACAGGCGGTTTAAATGTGTAGTACCATCCAAAATCGTCATATTTTCCCATTTGAACTGGGTTAACTAATACAAAACCTTGATTTAATAGATTTGTTGGGTCAGGTGTTCCAGTACCCACAAAACTTGCAGCGGTTCCCGCTTTGTAATTCTTTGGTATGACATGCCAAACATATTTCCCAGCGGCGTTTGGATCGTAAAGCTTTCCAAAAGTTCTAGTAATTGCGTTAGTCATAAATTTGTATTCCCGCTTGTTGTACTTGTTGCTTAACAGTAACGGCTTCTAACAAAGACAGCCATATGTCATCTCTAAGCCATCTGAAAGCGTCTGGAAGGCATAAACATTCTCCTGTCGCTTGAAGCTGCATCTTTTGATCATTAACCGCTTTAGTGGCTGCTTCTATCAAAGCGGAAGGTTTAGCACTTCTTTCAAAAACTGCTTTTTTAAATTCTTCTAAGGCTTTTGTTTTCTTAGCGTTGCTAACTCCTTTGGAAGCTGATCTGTAAATAGTCCAAAAGCTGTCAAAGAAGCCATTAATTTCTTCTGTGGAAAACTCCTTTTTTTGTTTTTCCTTATTCTTCTTATTATTAGAAGTATGAAAGGCTCGCTCACGCTCGCCCCTCTCCATTATTAATTTATAATTCTTGTCAAGGTAATCAGTCATTAAGTCGTCAATAACTCTTGAAACCTCCCTCCCCTTCTTCCATTTGGGGAACGTCTCATAAATCATACTTATTTTCAATGGGTCTAGTTCCACCCTTTGCCGCCCATTTATTGCCTTGTTTTGGTCCATTTCCTCCCTTGATTGGATGAGTGAGGGCTAAACATGCCCTATGGACTAGGTGCTGTCAATGCTGTTACGTAATGAATATTTTACAAATTGAAATATGTTAATATTTACCTAAGACCCAAAGCAGTTAGGTGTTGTCCTACTCCACCGAGGCCAGAAAGAAAGCTTTAAGACAAGATCTAATATCTTGTGATGATCCACATTCTTTACTTGTTGATCTTCTTTATGACAACGAACGCTTAAGAAGCGAACTAAGAAGATGGGAAACGGGCAAGAAACAAAAATTACATTAATGTTGCTCAATGTTAAATAGGTCGTAATTAATACAACATCATTCACTGTTATTGTTTCAAAATTTTTTCTAACTTCAGGCGTTAACTAGCTTTTGATTGTTAAGTAATAATAAATACTAGTTTTGTCAACAATTTTTGGTATCTTGTTGCGTAAGGATTACTTCTTCCATGGTTATAAGGGAGCAACTCGATCATAAAAAAAGAGGCAACTTAAAAAGCCTTGGTGTCTGGCGTAAAAAATTTACTGAACTATCAATACAAGATGAACATAAATTTAATCATTATCGAGGTGGTAAAGGCCCGCATAATTCACAAATGCATAAATTAGAAAATGACACAATTGAACCATTTTTGCAGGTGTATAAATCCTTAGCGGGAATGATGCATGAATTAAATGAAGAAGAAAACTTTTTTTATGTACCAGAATTAAAACTTAGAGAGCGTTTAAAAAATGCGAAACCATATTTAACCCATGATGGGCGTATTCCTACAATGATTGATTTTATAGAAATCTTTGAAGGTCTCCAGCCTGTTAATTCTCTTTATGCAAAAGCTGAAAAAATCACAGATGATTTGTTAGATGAATTTTCAACGGCTTTGGCTTCTACTTTCCGATGGATTGGAGCTGAGAACATGATGAGCAACAAAGAGACTTGGAACGAAATAAAAAAAACAAAGTCAATCAAAAGAGTTGAAGAAAAGGAAGTATTAAAGTTGGCCCAGTCTGTTCTGATCGGTGATGTAAAACTAACAGAAGAACAAGTTAAATTTGTTTTCAATAAATATAAGGAATGTCCAATGGTTTGTGCTTATAGATCTCTTGTTGATCAGCCTTTACCTAAAGAACTGGAAAACGCACATTTAAAATTGATAGATTTAGTTGCATAAGAGATAGCATTTGCTACTGATTCAAAGATAATCAATACTTATCTCAAAAATAGGATTTGACTTGTTGACAACTTTTGATAGTCTTTGCGTAACAGCTTTTAAATTTTGCCACCTGATAGCCAGTTTGGTGTTTATGACTATATGAATTCCGTTTTTGATCGTACTTGTCAAGAGCTTTTATCTTGTGAAAGAACTTTTAATGAATGTAATCCCTATATCTCTCATCTAACAGAGGAACAAAAGGAAGTTATCCTCTCTCATCAAGAAGCTTTAAAACGAGCTTTAAAAACCATACAAAATCCACCCGCATAAATGACAATCCCCGATCTATCAGGATTAATAACAAAAGCAGATGTTAACCATATAAATATGGGGTCACATCAAATTGATTACATATCCTGGGCTAAAACTACTCAGCTTTTAAAACAACACGCCCCAGGCTGGGAATTTAATTTAAGAATGAGTGAAAGCTCCAATTATGTTTGGGCAGCTCCTAACGGTACTGGCTTTTTTGTTTGTTATTTCACCGGCCCAGATAATGAGCAAACAGCAGATTTTCCATATCCAATAATGAATCATAAAAATCACCCCGTAGCTTTTAAAGATATTTCATCTCGAATTCTTACCGATAATCACAGACGCGCTTATTGCGCTTGTAGTTGTTTTACTTTTGCCTTAGCTCATGAAATGTGGAGTCAAGAGGAAGTACAAGAAACACTTTTGACTAATACCGTTACTAATACTCAACCGCTACAGCTCGTAAAACCTGAACCAAAAGAATCAGATATAAATAATGGTTTTGGTGAAAGATTAGACCAATCAGAAAAAGGTACATTTATAGCTTTAATCAAAGCCTTTAATAAACAACATCCAGATTTATCTAAATGGTTGATTGAAGTTTTTGATAAAAAATTTATTGGATCTAAAAATATTGATTCTGAGAAATATTGGTCAAAGAATTTATTATTTAAACCTCAAGGAGAATTTATAGCACAAGTAATAGACGATAAATCAAAAGCTTTAAATGAAATTCCATTTTAAATAATGAAAAATCATGATCCAACTTATCCAACTGTCTTTGGTCGTATCTCTAGAGACTTATTTAAACTCTTTAGACAGTACATGATTGATAAGGGCCATGAACAAGTGAGTCCTGCCGTTAAAGAAATTCTCACAATTTACTTAACTAACTACTACAAAAAAAATTAATCAAAAACAATGTTAAATGTCACAGCAGTTGGAAACCTCGGTAAAGATCCAGAATCATTTCAAGCTGGTACTATCCCTGGTGCAAAATTTACATTAGGTGTTCGCACTTGGAAGGGTGACACCGTTTGGTTGAATTGTGCCGTTTTTGGTAAACCTTCTTCCCTTGTTTTAGATACTTTTAAAAAAGGCTCAAAAGTTACGCTAATAGGAAAACTTCTTCAAAGAACATATGAGAAGAACGACGGAACAGAAGGAACGAGTTTAGAGTTAACGGTTAATGATTTTGATCTACCACCAAAGCTGGAATCAACTAATTCAAATGTGACTCCTTTTACTAAGCAAAAATCATTTGATAACAACAATATTTATTAATCCTTCTTATTACCATTACGCAATGACAACCCTTACTTCCCCCTGGGTGACAACTAAAGAACTTCTCAAGTACATGAGAATTTCTAGACAGACTTTAATGAGAAGAATTAAATCTTTTAAAAAAGGTACTGATTATAGAGACATAAACCCAGCCAACCCAAAAAGTCCCAAGGTTTGGCATCTAGAAAAATGTGAAAAGATTTTATCTAGCTCTGTTGTTTATAGATGAACAGGGTTGAAAAAATTGCACAAGCCGAACGGCGTATCCAAGAACTAAAAACACTAATTAAACATTGGAGGAAAAAAAATGATTAAAGACTACAAAGGCAAAGTCTCAAAGATTCAGAATGGAAAAATATCAACAGAAAGTATTCATCCAGAAATAGGTGAATTAAGAGAAAAATTTATGTGGAAAGATTTGGCAGTTTTTAAAAAATATAAGATTAGTAATTTTCTAAGATCACCTTATGAAGATGAATTAGAAATTTATGAAAAAAAAATCATCCTTAAAAGTTGCCAAGGGGAAGAATGTGTAGCAATGAATTGTTTTAGAATAAGCAGTGATACTAGAGCAATAATTCCTATAAATTTTGAGATGTTTGAGCTGGCTGCTGTTGATGATAAGACTCCAATTTATTATCAAAAACAATTATTTCGTCAAGTAAATTTTGTCAAAGATTTTAAAAACAATTCTAAAAAAGGTTTTAAAAAATGATTTTATTTAACCAAAAAGAAGTCATCACTAAACAATCAATTCTTGATTTTTCTGATGCGAAGATTTCTGAAATAGAAAATATAGGTGATATTATTTATATTATTTTTAAAGAAGAAAATATTGATAAACAGGAAACCGAAATTTGGCGTGTACAATTAACACTCAATCAATTCACTAACATTAGAAGAGAGGTTGATATACCTTCTATTTCTCCTGAACAGTTAAAAGCTATTCACGCTAAAGAAGCAGCTAAAAAAAAAGAAGCTCTTGCTGTTCCTGAACCAATAGAAGAACTAATAGAAGAAGAGAAACCATCTAAACCTAAAGCTTTTAGACCTGTTCCATCTCCAGTTATTGAAAAACTTCCAAGGGTAGAAGCTGAGCCATTGAACTGGAAAGATAAAGAACCAGAAAAAGAAGCAAAGTTAGCTAGAAAAAAGATTGATCCAGACAACATTAGTAGACTTTTGAACTATGTTTTTAAATTTCATCAAAGGATGGTTAAAACAGATGGCTATTCTCAATCACACAGGGATAAAGACAGAAATCTATCTTACTTTTTAAAAACAATTGCTCCTAAATCTGTTGGCTTACCTACTCTTTCATGTCAAAAGATATATACAGCTCAAAGTTATCATGATATTACCAAGGTTTATAGACAACAATGGATAAATTTGTGTATGTATTTTATTAAAAGAGGAGATAAAGCTAAACTCCCAGGTTACTTAGTAAAACATTACGTTGCTTAATTATGCCTATCAAAAATACTGGTACAGATAAAGATCCTTCAATTAATTTTTATTTTGCTTGCGATTATTGCGGTGAGCCAATCAAAGATTTAAATGGGGTTGTTGATTTTCCTTATTCCTCTCGGTCTGAAAAAATAAAACAAACATATCGTTTTTACCATAAAGGAACATGCGCTTTACAAGGAAATAAACTAAGGCTAAGAGACAAATGGGGGAATTTTTCTTTAAGAGCGTTCCTCTTAAATTTATTAACTGGTGCAGATATAAGTGAATTTTTGATTTACAACTATGATGAAAAAAAAGTTCTAAAATTAATTTCTAAAACAATAAAAAAATATAAATAGTTTTATGAGACTTGAATATACTTATCAGCTTTTGCCTTATTGCCTTCAAAAAATGGAGGATGATATTGGTGGTTGGATTCCTTTAAATAGAGATTACAAACCTTTTAATCATGCCACTAAAGATGGTTGGGCTGAATATGAAAAAGTGCCAGCAAATGCCCGAATAAAAAGATTAACTTTGCCTCAAATGAAATTTCTTAGCCTTCATCAAGATATAGATAAAAATACTAAAATTATTTATTTATATTCTAATTATTGTCACCCAAGTATATCCAATAAGGCTTGGCGGCAATATTCAGAAAAACTTCAACGCCTTGGTAAATATTCAACTATTGAAAGATAAGAGGAGTATTATCCTGTTGGCTGGCTTTTGAATTGCAGATAACACTTTAGCGGGTGGTGTTTGTTTTGCGAAAGCCACCGCCTATTGGTTCCTTATATATCAGACGGGAAATTAATTTGATTCATATATAACTTTCTAGCTTCTGTTTTACTTACCCACTTTTGATAAATCCTTTGATGTACTTCTAAGGAATGGCCCATGGCTTTAGCTGCTTGTTCGTCTGTAATACCTTTGCACCTTTCATCAGTTGCCATCCTTACCGCCCATGTATGTCTAAAGTCATATGGTGTAATTCTTTGTTCTTTATATTCTTGATTTGGTAATCCTTCAGCGTCTGGTACGGAACCAACCAAAGGCGGTAAATAATTTTTCATCCTTTTTGTTAACCAACTTCCAAGCGTTCTATTGTTGATACAAACCCCTCTATCTTGTGGGTTCCCTTCTCTCCATTCCTTTTGTTTATCAAATGCACTAACTATATTCATTTTCACTCTTGCTCTTAATCGTTCTTGCATCTCTTCAAAGTCTTTTATTAAATTAAATTCCTCTATCCATGAAGGATAAAGAGGCCAGACAAAATGCTCAAAGCTTTTAGTTCTCCATTTCCCTGGGACATATAAATGGCCTTCATATAAACCCTCTTCTAAATTTGTTTTTTTGATTATTGATGAATGGAAGATTTCATGGTTCCTCAAACCATAATTAACTTGGCAAGCTATACAAAATTTTTCTAATTTAAATTTTTTATCTAATGAATGTAGATAGTCTTCTAATTGTTCCTTTGTTGGTATCCCCCTAACACTTGAATCATCAGAAATAAATTCATTCTCTTTTTTAAAAGCTAATTTATGAAGTCCTCTAATCTTTTTTATATCGGCTTCTTTTAACCATTCAGGCTCTTCTCCATATTGATTAGTTAAAGCAATTCTTATTTGTGCTAATGAATCAATCCGAACTCTAAACATATTTGATTCCAGCTTTTTTTCATATACCCAAGACTTAATTGCAGGCCACCTAAAAGGTGGATTTAATTTTATAAGCCTGTTTAAGTCTCCTTTTACATTTGAATCTATTCCCTTGTTTTTATTCAGCATATGCTGGAGCGTTAGGAGCTGGACTTTATTCCAGTCGTATTTGCACTCAAAAAAAGTTTGATCAGGGTTATCAATAATCTCTATTAAATTTTTTGCTGGTATATCAGGCCAAGGTTGATTCTCTAATTCAGCTATAAAATCAGCAACTTTATTAATTTCTGGCATATTGTCCCAACCTGCAATTGGCTTTAAAGAAAATTGTTTTCTTTCCTGTTTGTCGAATATTTGCAACCAAGGGGTCTTTTTTTCTCTCCTGACCATGTAACGGGCTTGCAATTGTTTCAACTCGTTAACAATCGTTTCCCACTTTTTTTGGATCTTTCTCATCTAGTTACTCCCTTTGGAACTCCCTTTGGAGGTGGTGAATGTAGGTAAACCGAGGATAACGCAGGTAAACCAAAGCTGTCTATAGCCGCATATATAAACCCAGTCATAGACAACAAAAAAGCCCCTAAAGTGGGGCTATAACTTAGATGCCGATGAACGGAATTGAACCGTTGACCTACTGGTTACGAATCAGCAGGTATTAACAATACATCCCTCACTATTACTACTTTTTTATCCTTCACTCCCCTTGCTACTCCCTTTGACTCATTACTTCTCTTTGGCTATATTAATTTTAGTCACCCTCCAGACTTAAACAAGTGAGGTGGTTTTTCACAGGGTTTAACCAGTTTCGACTGCACCACATAAAAACCCTTAACCCGCTAACCCCCTTTTAAAAATGATTGAGATTAACTCTAAATCTCGTTTGCCTCAGTACAAACAGTTTCACAGAGAAGCCAAGCAAAAAATTCAAGATTTAGAAATTCAACTCTTAGAAGCTCAAAAACCTTCTAATGTGATTTCACTTTCTGAATACAAAGCAGATTATGAGAGAAGAGTTTCTATCCATGATTTTGAAGTAGCAGCAGCTTTAAAAGATTTCTTCCAAACTTTTAAATATGCTTCTGACATGTTTGGTAACGTCAAAGCTAAAACTGTTGAACTTTTCCCAATCACTAAATAAATTATTAAGTGATTTATTACCCCCGTAATGGGGGTTTTTGTCCTCTTATATTTACTACCATGACCACTCAAAAAGCTTCTAAACCTAAATTCAGAAAAGACAAAGCACCTATATTAGGTCCAAATGTTCAACAATTTTCAGATTATATTTCCTTAGCTTTTGATGTTGCTGGTTTGGATCTTGCAGATTACAGGGCATTAATTATTCAGCATCAAGAGCTTGGCATAGGTTATTCAATGGGACAGGTCAACATGCATGACCATGATGCAGATTGTTTTTATTCATCTGCTGTTGCTGTTTTTGAAGATGGTGTCCATTGGATGCAAGACCTAGTTGAGGTGGAAGGAGAAGAAAATAATCATCGTGTATCTTTGCTATTTAATAACGAGCAAACAGGCGGCAAGGCTGCAATTATGCTAATGACTTGTATTCTTCAAGAAAAGCCAATGCATCCTCCAGAATGTCAATGCTGCGAGTCTTAGAGATTTAATAAAGAGCCTCCTTGATCAGGGGGCTTTTTTGATGGGCTTTCTCTATTATCATTACTCTATGGCAACATCCTTAGAGCTAGATATAAACCCTGAAGGCTTAGGCCTTCCCATTCAACTCACCAATGCCATCAGATTTAATATTAATAAGATCAGCGCTAAGGCTTTAAATGCCACCATGAATGGCAAAAGATATATTCCAGGCAGTACTAAAAGAAATGTAAATCAATACATGCAAAACGCTTCTACAAGGTTTTTAGATCGACCAAAGAAGCAAACCCAAAACGCTTGGTTTCTTACAGAAGAAGCAAATAGAAACAGCCTAACCGCTGGGCTTGGCTTTAAGAATTGGCCTTTTGACCGTACACGCTTCATCCTTCCACATATCACTGGAGTAAAAAGAAAACAAAAGAAAGCAGAATTAAAACTAATCAATCATCCTTTAAGCTCAGGCTCTATAAGTTCCACCGCCCAGCTAGTACCCGTCAAGCAAAATTTCAATGTAGACCGTAGGGTAAAGATAGATAGGTACGGCAACGTATCGGCTAAGACTTGGGAGTTCATCTATAACAATGTCTCAACCAAAAGGAGGCAGGTTTTAGGTGACATTAAAAAAGGTAAGGACGTAGACTCCCCCACCTTCTTTATTGGTAAGCCTAAGCATAAAGATAGACCGCCTGGTATCTACTGGAGACGTAAGGACAACCACAAACTATGGATGATCTTCAAAGCAGTTGAACATACTGATTACAAGCAAAGGTACAAAGCTGTTGACGTACTAGGCTCTACCGTTCGTTTACGTTGGGACAAGAACTTTGAAGGTGCTTATAAAGATACTGTCCCAGACTTTTTATATTAAAAACAAATACTACATATGGTGTACCCTCTCAACATCCCTATCCTTATTGAGAATTGATGGGTCCTTTCTGGGCCTTGGGGTGTGGGGCATCGAAAGG